TAAAATTATAAAAATATGCCTTGTGCCTTAACTCAGAGTTACACACTAGACTGCAAAGACAGTGTAGGTGGTTTGACAGCAGTATACTTTGCACCTTATGAAGATTTGGCTACAGTAACCATAGCAGCAGGAGTAGTAACTACCTTGACTATGGATGCAACCAAGAGATTCTACAAGTATGATCTTGTGAAAGAATCTTCAAACTTTGCTGAGGCTGTCAATACGAATGTGCAGAATGGTACTATTTTCTATGCTCAAACTCTTGAAATTATCCTTAACAAATTGCAAGTAAATACCCGAAATGAGATTGTTCTTTTGGGAAAAAACAGACTTGCTGTGATTGCTACAGATAATAACGGGGAAAATTGGTTTTTGGGTGTAGGTAATGGTTTAGATCTTACAGGTGGAGGAAGTGCTTCAGGTACTGCCTTCGGTGATAGATCAGGATACACTTTGACCTTCACAGGTAATGAGAAAGAACTCTGTCCAAAAGTGACAGCAGTCATTCCAATTACCTAAAATATTTGGTTTGTTGTTTAGATGTGAAAGCACCCTCAATTTTGGGGGTGTTTTTTTTGTGTACATTCTAAAGGCTTTTTGTATTTAAAGGTATGGTGATAATTCAGAAGGGGGTGAATAGTGTGATCTATATAGCCCTATTTGACAAAAGAGAAACTAGCAGCAATTCCTATACCTTTCTATTTCAGAATGAAGTGACAAAGGAGGAAGTGACTTTAACCCTTACAGATGTGAGTGACTTCAAGCAGAGATTTTCAGAGTTCAATATCTTGGCAGCATCTTTCACTAATGGGACTGTAGGCTTTTGGAGGTACTATGTAACCCAAACGGGTAGCGGTGCTGAGATTATTGCTACAGGAAAAATGGAATTGACTGCACCTGATCTATCTACTACAGGAGTGGTGAGATACAACGGGTATAATGGTAACTATAAGACCTACACAACAGCATGATAAAATTATTCAAGTTTGATCAAGTGCCTCTACCCGTTTACAAAGAAGTAAAAGGTAAAGACTACATCTACTATGGGGAGAAGAATGACTACCCGAACTACCTACTTAGGATCTATAACAATAGCGCAAAGAATAACGCTATCATCACGGGCAAGGTAGACTACATCTGTGGCAATGGGTGGACAGTAAAGGCTGAAGATGAAATGCAGAAGGCGAAGGCATTTGGCTTGATTGATCGTATCAATACCAAGCAGGAAAGCCTGAACGAATTGACAAAGAAGCTAGTGACTGATCTATCTATCTTTGGAGGCTACTATCTTCAGGTGATTTGGACAAAGGGCACGGGTGAGATTGCAGAACTCTATCATGTAGACTACTACAAGGTGAGAACCAACGCAGACAATAGTGAATTCTATGTGTCCGACAATTGGATTAAAAACGATAATGTCAACCCTAGACCTGATTTTGATACCTACCCTGCATTTGATCCTAATAACACCACAGGTACACAGATTCTATACTTTAAAGAATACAGAGCAGGAGCGAATACCTATTCTTTACCCGACTACAGAGGGGCTATATCTTACATTGAACTAGACATCTCTATAGGTGAATACCATTTGAACACCATAAACAACGGGATGTTCTCAAGTAAGTTGATCAACTTGAACGGAGGGAAGGTATCCCAGGAAGAAGAGGATCGAATTGAAAGACAATTCAAAGACAAATTTGCAGGATCTAAGAATGCAGGAAAATTCATGTTGGCATTTAATGACAGCAAAGAGAATGAACCTTCAATCATTGACCTATCGGGTACTGAATTAGATAAGCACTTTGACCTACTAAATAAGACAGTACAGCAGGAGATCTTCACAGGTCATAAGGTGACTAGTCCTATGCTTTTTGGAGTTAAGACTGAAGGGCAGCTAGGAGGCAGAGCAGAAATGAGAGAGGCTTCTGAGTTATTTCAGAACACCTATGTAAACTCAAAGCAGCAAGCCCTAGAGGAAGTAGTCAACTATCTTTTGAAGTTCAATGATATCATAGCTGAACTTGAAATCAAGAAGACTGAACCTATCTCCTTCCAATTCACAGAGCAGATCATCAGCACTAACATGACTCAGGATGAGATCCGTGAGAAGCTAGGACTTGCACCAATTGAGAAGAAGGAAACAGCAGGAGCGCAGGACATAATCAACTCATTGAACAGCCTATCCCCATTGATCGCCACCAAGGTAGTGGAGTCTATGGATGTAAACGAACTTCGTAGCTTGATTGGTCTTCCTGTACGGACTGAAATAGTCACCCCTACAGAAGTCATCACAGATCCTACCCAAGGATTCTCTGATCACCTACACCTTGAATGTAGCATCTCAGAACATGATGCAAATATCCTAGAAAAGTTTGAAGGGAAAGGTATTGCAAAAGATAAATTCAAAGTGATTGAAAGTTCAAAGACTCACTTCTCTAGCATGGATGATTTTGTCAAGCAGGATCTCTTTGCTGAGTATATGCTCAATGAAGTACAGAAGAAGATCATCACTCAGATCCAAAGAAATGAGGCGGTGACCATCCCACAAATAGCCAAGGCAGTAGGGATAGATGAAGCATCTGTGATCTCAAGAATCAATACTTTGATTGATGATCAGGTACTAGTAGAAAAAATCACCAGTGAAGGATTGATCACTAGATCCGTGACTAGATCAGGGGTAGCAGCTATCAAAAGACTTCAACCTGTGACTTCCTTCAAGGTGCTTTATAGCTATGAAAAAAGACCTAATATCCCTGATGCAAAAAGCGGATCAAGACCTTTGTGTGCAGAATTAATCAAAAGAGATTTATTCTTTACAAGGGAAGAAATTCAAAATTTATCCAATCAGCTAGGCTATAGTGTATTTCAATTGTGCGGTGGATGGTACACCAACCCTGACACAGGCAAAAGAACTCCTTTCTGCCGACATGAGTGGAAAAGAAATGTAGTAGTAGAAAAGACATCACGATGAGCGCAAATGTATTAATGATATCGGAGCAGTCATTCAAAGACTTCACAGTAGCCTCCGCAAATATTGACCTAAAGAATGTGACTCAAGTCATCAAGATGACTCAGGACAGGTATATACATCCTATCTGTGGGACTGCCCTATATGATAAGATCCTCACACTCATTTCAGCAGGCACTATAGGACAGGGTGGGAATGCAGTCTACAAAACATTCCTTGATAACTTTCTAACAGATACCCTATTTAACTATGTCCTAGGTGAACTGCCTATGGCTATGCAGTACAAATTTGTAAATAAGGGAGTGGTGAAGCGCAAATCAGAGAACATCACAGAACCTACCTTTGCAGAATTGCAGAGCATCAGCCAATACTACAAGGGATATGCTGAGTGGTATGCTGAACGGGCTATCAATTACCTATGTGCAAATAGTACCCTATACCCTGAGTACTTGAACCCAGGATCTGATGTGACTACTATCCAACCTGTAAGCAATCAGTACAAGGTGGCAATCAATCTAGGCAGGGGAGACTATGAAGATCACAGGCCATACTCTGAAAGATACCAAGGGAACAGATACAAAAAACCATTCTAAAAAATGGCTTACAGCAAAAACGAAAAGAAGCTAAAAGAATTTCTATCCAAGCAAGATGACATTAGTAGACCTAGTCAAAAAGTTAAAGGCAATCCAAGAAGCACACCCAATGATCCGAACATTCGGAGAGGGTGATATCTACGATTATGTAGATAATGGTGGAGAGATTGAATACCCTGTCCTTTGGACTGTGGTCAGACCTTCGGTGTATAACGGCACTACCCTCCGCTATGATCTAGTGCTTCTCTTTGCGGATCTATTGACTGAAGATAAAAGCAACAGACTACAGATCCAATCTGATCAGCTACTTGTGGCATTAGATGTACTAGCAAAATTGAAACTAGATAATTCTTACACATTTAATACTACACCAAATGCTGCTATCGAATTCTTTCAGGAACGCTTTGATGATTTTACAGCAGGAGTATCTATTGCTATACAGGTTACTGCTCCTATGCCTTTGAACCTTTGTGTGATCCCAACTATAGCCTAAAATGAATATCTTGAAAAGTGATGAACTAGGAGTTCCTTCTACATTGATAGCCATCTTTGCAAATGTATCCCAGGTGATTGGGCTTAGCTTTGTGAATATGTTTTTCACATGGATCATCTCGAT